CCAGCTTCGACCCATTCTTCGTCCTATCTGGCTCGGCAGGGACGGGCAAGACCTTCTGCATTCGCAAGCTCGCGGAGGGTACCAAGGGCCGGTTCATCTTCACCGCACCAACTAACAAGGCGACGAAGGTGCTTCGGGAAAGCGTGATGCAGGATGACTACAAGCCGGAGTGTCGAACCATCTACTCGCTAATGGGCCTACGCCTGGAAGCCAATGGGGAAGTTAAGGAGTTGAAAGCACCGGAGGACCCGATCGACTTGTCCCAGTACAAGGCCGTCATCGTTGATGAAGGGAGTATGGTTAGCGAGGTGCTGTTCTCTCACATTAAGCAAACGGCTGAGCAGTTTCGCATCAAGTTTCTGTTCCTCGGCGACCCAGCACAGCTCCCACCTGTTGGCGAACTCCGCTCCCCGATCTGGGAACTCAAGCTCGGGAGCAAGCTATTAACGGTCATGCGCCACGACAACCAGATCCTTGAGCTGGCAACCCGGCTGCGGGATCAAGTTGACCGCTTCGCTCCAACGATCAAGCTTGCAGCAGCCAACGCAAATGGTGAAGGTATCTGGAAGCTAGCCCCCGCTGCCTTTGAGACAAAGATCACCGACTTCGCCAAAAACGGTAACTTCTCCAAGCCCGCTTGCGCGAAGGTCATTGCCTGGCGGAACGTCGAGGTTGACCGCTTTAACAAGCTAGTTCGTGGAGTGATCTTCGACAATCCCGAGTCCCCTTGGCTAGTCGGGGACCGCGTGCTATTCACTTCCCCAGCTCGCGACCTCGACGACGAGCCTGTCGCCAGCACCGATGACGAAGGCGAAGTCACTCGAGTCGACGAGGAGTTTCACGGTGTGCATGGGGAGTTCAAGATCTTCCGCATCGCGATAACTCTCGACGATAACAAGTCGGTCATCGCTCGCGTACTGCACCCTGACTCCCTCCGCGACTACACCGCCAAGGTTGAGCAGCTATCTGAGGCCGCCCGAGCCAACTCCCGCAAGTGGAAGGACTTCTGGGCATTCAAGGAATCCTTTCACCAGCTCCGGCACGCATACGCGATTACAGCCCATCGCGCACAGGGGTCGACTTACCAGGCAGCCTTCGTGTACTGGCAGGACATTCTACTAAACAGGAATCGGCAAGAGGCATACCGCTGTCTGTATGTCGCTTGTACTCGCCCATCCAAACAACTGATCCTATCATGACACAATCACGACTCAGCTCATTCATCGAAGCATGGTTTAATGTAGCCATCGGCTTCGCTATCAACTTTATCGCCAACCTGACGATATTGCCGCTAATAGGCTTTCATATCAGCGTCAGTCAAAATCTGTTTATCGGAGTGCTTTATACCTTAATCAGTGTCGTTCGCTCCTATACGATTCGCCGCTGGTTTAATGCTCGGTTACACCGCGCCGCAGAACTGTTAGCAAAGCGTGCATAACTGTATTGACACCCACGGATTATCATTTTATAATCCCCACATGAAACACCAATTCACCGCCGAAAGGAACTAAGTTATGTCAGACTCCCTCGATCTCCAGTTAAAAGTAGCCGAATGGCGCGCCAAGGCCCGTGCCGGTACGTTGACCCTTGAAGAAACCCGTGAGGCAATTAAGGTGCTCCGCGCGGGGCGCTCCTTGGTGACCCCGGCGACTGGCGGGAGCAAGACGAACAAGGCAGTGAAGGCGGCGAAACCATCTGGCGACGACCTCTTGTCTGAACTCGAAGGACTCTAACAATTTCCATCAACCCTCCTAACTAAGGAACTTTCATGAAACAATCTAGCTACACCAAAAAAGGCCCAGGCCGTACCCACGCTCAAGGTAACTCTCGGGCACGTACAGCACTCAAGTATCCGGGCACACATCGCCCAACTCGTCACAACTAAGTAGGGCCGAGCCTACTGCACATTCCCTTTCGAGCCGAGTGTGCAGGTGGCTACGCTTCCTGTAGCAGTTTAATTAACAGGAGTTTTCACTATGGCACGTCTTACACTTTCCGAGCAACTCACACAGGCTCAGACAACTATCGCAACCCAGCTGCAGACGCTTGAAAGCCAGCAACGAGAGGTTTACACGCTTCGTCAGGGCATTACCAGTACCGTCAGTGACGCAAAAGCTGCGATGCAGGGCATTATTACCGACCTTGAAAAGAAACTAAAAGACAAGGAAATTTCCTACCAGTACCAAGCAACCAGCCTGTCCGCAGCCACGAATGAACTGGAACAAGCTCATGCTGTCCTGGATAGTGTTGAGGGGGCACCAGCTCGGGACTACGAACGCAATGACGGCTATGGTGGTAAGGTTCACCGTAACGTCGTGACGCGCTTGGCGGGCGCCTTTTTGGCCATTGCTAAGAATGGTGGCCCCAAATGAATTCAGTCATGTTCCCCCACACTTGGGACAGCACCATGCTCGGAGCCTTTCGCTCCTGCCCTCAAAAGATGTTCCGCACCTACGTTCAGCATTGGAAACCCAAGTCCGAGTCCGTGCACCTGATCGCTGGCGGGGCCTTCGCCAAGGGGATTGAAGTCGCTAGAAAGGCATACTATGAAGACGGACTTGATCAGGACTCTGCAATTGCGTCAGGGCTCCACGCGCTACTGGTTGCTTATGGCGATTTCGAGACACCTCCAGATTCTGCGAAATCAGCCTCTCGCATGGCCGGAGCTTTGGAGTTTTACTTCTCCAACTACCCACTTGATGGAGCCTCCGCCGTTCCGGTCAAGTTTGCTAATGGAAAGCTTGCGATTGAGTTTTCCTTCGCGGAGCCGCTGGATATCACTCACCCCGTTACCGGCGACCCCATTCTATATACTGGACGAGCTGACATGATCGCGGAGTTCTGCGGGGGATGCTACGCGGTTGATGAAAAAACCACATCCAGCCTCGGAGCCAGCTGGGGCAAGCAGTGGGAAATGCGCAGCCAGTTCACAGGCTACCAATGGGCGGCTAACCGGGCAGGACTCAACGTGCAGGGAACTCTTGTCCGTGGCGTGTCGATCTTGAAAACCAAGTACGATCACCTCCAGCATGTCACCTACCGCAGCCCCTACGAGGTTGACCGCTGGCTTGACCAGACTCACCGGGATATTGCCAGGGCCATTGCTATGTGGAAGGACGGGCACTGGGACTACTCCCTAGACCACGCCTGTGCGGAGTATGGGGGCTGCTCGATGACGACAGTTTGCAAGTCACCTGACCCTGAATCGTGGTTGAGTATGTACTTTGAGCAAAGAGTTTGGGACCCACTTGCCCGTCGGGAACTCAGCGTTGCGGAGTGGGAGGCCTCATGGGACTTTAAACCTTCCGCTTGACGTGCCCTAATTATCCTTACTATAGGATTTTAACCTAGGACACTTTATGAACTACCTTCGCATATACCAAACGCAGATACAACCCAAGCTTCGCCGATTCGAGGAGTGTCATATCTTCGGCGGTGCCCAGACAGATAACGGCTATGGTAAGGTGAGAACCTACGGTAAAGTTGTAAGAGCGCATCGCATAGCTTACATAGCCCACAAGGGGGAAATCCCGCGGGGCCTGGAGATTATGCATAAGTGTAATACAAAACTTTGCTGTAACCCAGAGCACCTAGAGGCTGGCACACATGCCCAGAATATGGAATACTGGTCAACTACCGGCGGAACAAGTAATCACGCTGTCGGGCAGGCAGGCTTGCGTGGTGTATACAAGGAAGTGAAGGGTAGTTGCGTGTACTGGACTGCAAGAACTTCCGAAGGTGGTTACCTTAAACGGTCGAAAGACTTCTTTGAAGCATGCTGTGCTAGAAAGGCTTGGGAATGGGTGCGCACTACTTCCTAGGCAACGCCCTCCTCGCCAGCAGCCCGGCCATCCCTCGTTGGGAAGATCAGCGTGTCCACCATACCAACGTCGCGCACTTCTGCCCGGATTGCGGCGAGATTTGGGGGAGGATCATTGATGACCGGGTTGCTGGCTGGTTCGCCCAGACCACACTATGTGCCAAGCACGGAGGAGGTTCCTTCATCTCCCCTTGGCGCAACACCTTCGACGAGTTCCCACCGGAGGTATTAACCAGAGAATTGCAATTATTGCTAGCAACTTATGAAACAACCAACACTCCTCCAACAAAAGCAGCGTGAGTTATCCTGGCTGATCTACACAGTATGCGGAGCGATTCGCAGCATGGAGGCGGCCTGCGCTAGTTCTGCCCTTCTTTCGGAAGAGCTTTGTAAAGAACTGCGCGCAACAATCTCTTTCCTTGGTGGGCAGGAAAGTAAATTGCGGGCTGCCCTCGCTACCCTCAAGGAATCGCAATGACAGCACTTCTTTTCCTGGTCGTCTTTGAAATCGTTTGTATTCTACTAACTTGGAGTTAACCTCATGACAACTACACCAACAGTCACAGCCGGAGTGACTACTAAATCCTCTCTCCCTGGCTTAAATGTGATGTTAATGGGGCCGGCAGGCTCGGGTAAAACACACAGCATCGGCACACTAGTCGACGCGGGTATCGAGGTATTCTACCTCGCCCTTGAACCCGGCCTCGAGTCCGTCCTCGGCTACTGGACTGACCGCGGCCTGCCAATCCCCGCCAACTTGCATTGGCACACTGTCAAAGCTCCAGATACCAGTTTCCTGGACATGCTCGACACTGCCACGAAGATCAACACCTTCTCCCTGGAAATGCTGGCGAAGATGGTTGATCCGCACAAGTCCCGTTATAACCAATATATGGAGGTTTTCCGTGTACTCAATGACTTCGAAGATCAAAGAACCGGTGCTAAATTCGGCGCAGTCAACACTTGGACAACAGAACGAGCCCTGGTCATCGATTCCCTCACCGGCCTCAACACTGCAGCGCTCAACTTAGTCATCGGCGGCAAGCCAGTACGCAGCCAGTCCGATTGGGGCATTGCGCAGCAGCAACTCGAAGGCCTGCTCCGCAAGCTTTGCGACGGGTGCAACTGCCACTTTGTTCTCCTGTCCCACGTTGAGCGGGAAAGCGACATGGTGCTCGGGGGGGTCAAGCTCATGGCCAGCACACTCGGCAAGGCACTCGCTCCGAAGATTCCAGCGATGTTCTCCGACGTTATCCTCACCGTCCGGCAAGGCGACAAGTGGACATGGGACACCGCCAACGTGATGGCTGACCTCAAGACCCGGAACCTCCCAATCAAGTCCGACAACCCTCCCTCGTTCGCGCCAATTGTCAAGAAATGGCAAGCACGTGCGGCGAATGCTTAAGTTTCCCCCTCCCGCAGTTTATCTGCATTTTAACTGAAAGTAACTATGAACAACGAAGAAATCGCCCGAGTGGCTCATGAAGTCAACCGCGCTTACTGCCAGGCTCTGGGTGACATGTCTCAACCTATCTGGGAAGAAGCCCCCCAGTGGCAACGTGACAGTGCCATGCTTGGGGTCAAACTGCACTCCTCTGGGGATCATGGACCTGAGGCTAGCCATGCTAGCTGGATGGCTCAGAAGGTTAAGGAGGGTTGGGTTTATGGGCCTCTCAAAGATCCAGAACACTTAGAGCATCCGTGCATTGTCCCCTTTGCTGATTTGCCGGTAGCTCAGCAAGCGAAGGACTTTATTTTCCGTGCCGTTGTCCAGGCTCTTCGGACTAACACTTAACAAATAGTAATTGACAGCTTGCCCGGAACAGCTAATCATTAATTCCCGGCGCATATAACGAGTGGCCACTGCTTGTAAATGCGTCTAACCTCAGTGGCAAAAACCTTTCCCTTTCCTTTTAACTTTCCTTTTTTCTTTTGGAGCCTATCATGAGTATGTTTTCCCCTGAACAATTCCTGGACATGCAAATCAACGAGTCCAATGACACGAAGATCATCCCAGTGCCTGTGGGTGAGTATTTCGCAGTCGTCAAGGATGTCAAAGCCCGTCCGTGGCAATCGAAGGCCGACCCCAGCAAATCTGGCATTGCCCTGGACATTCAATGGTCACTCGACGACGCTGGCGTTCGCAGCTTGCTGGGCCGCGACGAGGTCACAGTCAAGCAAGGCGTGATGCTGGATATGTCCGAATCTGGTGGGCTGGATATGGGCAAGGGCAAGAACATCGGTCTAGGCCGTCTGCGCGAAGCCACTGGCTTGAACACCCCCGGCCAGCCTTTCTCCTTCACCATGCTGGTCGGTCGCTCCGCCAAGGTTAAAGTCGAGCACCGGGCGGATGGTGATAACATCTACTCGGAAGTCAAGCAAGTCGCGAAGATGTAACTAGCTACCTTGCGTAGCTGCTAAAATCAAGGGTGTTATGAGCACCCTTCGTTTTAGCGCCCCCAGGTAATTGTCAGTTGCCACCTGATCTTTCCTCCCTGGATCAGGAATTCGCCTGGGGGTCTTTTTACCATTAATCCTTGCCCGAGGTATTTACCCGTGCTTTTCCCAGTTATTAGCAATAACCCTCAGATGAAATTTGCCCGTTTTGGGCTATTTTTTGGCCGGGGCATGTCATTGCATCAACCCACAATTTGGGACGAATGGTGGCCCTATTCCGTCCCAAATTCCCCCATTGTCGCGCCCATTTTCCAACCACCAACCAGCGAGTAAACTCCCATGCGTTTCATACCCATAACTTCCGTCCTAATCAAACCCGACCGCCAGCGTCAGGAGTTCGTCCCAGAAGCCCTGCAGGAACTTGTCACCAGCATCGAGGAACGCGGCCTGCTGCACCCACCTGTTCTGCGCATGGAAGCGGGCGGCTGGACACTCGTCGCAGGTGAACGTCGAATGAAGGCTATTTCCCAAATCTGGGAACTCGGCGGAACATTCAACTGTGACAACGAGGTCGTGCCGGAAGGTCACATGCCATTCACCAATCTCGGAGACCTGACTGACCTCGAAGCCGAGGAGGCCGAGTTGGACGAGAATTTGAAGCGGAAGGACCTGACGTGGCAGGAACATGCGGCGGCGGTTGCGAAGTTGCACAAGTTGCGGCAAGCTCAGAATGAGGAAGCCTGGGAGAGGGCACCAGCAACTGGTCGGGGGGAGGCAACCATTCCCCAGGAACAGACTTATGCCGACACTGCCATGGAAATCATGGGCCGCAGCGACGGCGCCTACCAAGACACAGTCCGCAAGGAAATCCTCGTCAGCAAGCACCTCTCCAACCCCGCTATCGCCAAAGCCAAGTCAGCCGACGAAGCCTTCAAGATCCTCAAGAAGCAAGAGGAATCCGCCAAAAACGTCGAGTTAGCGCGGGTAGTTGGCGCGACCTTCAATGCCGACTTGCACACCCTACTCAACGTGGATTGCCTGGATTACATGAAAGTCGCCGCAGCCTTGCCGGATGCTGACAAGTTCGACGTTATCCTAACCGACCCACCTTACGGCATGGGCGCACAGGACTTCGGGGATGCCGGGGGGAAGCTGACTGGTATCGAGCACCGCTACGATGACAGCTACGAGTCTTGGCAGGTATTGATGGGTGGTGATAAAGACTCTAAGGTACAAGGCTGGTGCGAGCTATCTTATCTTGTAACCAAGCCAAAAGCCCACGCCTATGTCTTCTGCGATCTCGATAACTACCACGAGCTAAAGCGGATGATGGAAGCCGCTGGCTGGTATGTCTTCCGCACTCCTTTAATAAACCACAAAATGAACTCTGGCCGCGTGCCACTCCCCGACCAAGGTCCCCGTCGTCAATACGAAATCATCCTCTATGCAATCAAAGGTAAAAAACAAACAACCCACATCTATCCTGATGTTATCTCCACATCAGCAGACGAGAACTTCTCCCATGGAGCACAAAAACCAGTCGCGCTGTACCAAAACCTCTTGCAGCGAAGCGTCCATGCCGGAGACCGAGTTCTTGACACGTTCGCTGGATCTGGTACGATCTTCGAGGCTGCGAATGGGTTTAAGTGCACGGCAGTTGGAACGGAACTGAATCCGGAGTACTATGGGATGTGTCTGGCACGGATAGCGCGGTGCAAGGCACTGGAAACACCTTCACTATTCTAGGAGACTGCTGTGATACGACCAACAGGCCCAGTTCCCGCCAGAGTGATGATCGTCGGTGAGGCCCCGGGAGACCAAGAAATCCAGCAATCCGCTCCCTTCGTCGGAGCCTCCGGTCAGGAACTCTCTCGGATGTTGCAGGAAGCAGGGATCATGCGCAGTGCCTGCTTCGTGACGAATGTCATCCGCATCAAACCCCCAGGCAATGACATTGGAGCGTTCATTGCTGAGAAGAAAATGCACATCACGCCACAGCACGCCCTCATTCGGGATAAGTATTGCCTTCCCCCAGTCTGGGAGGGCATTTCCTTGCTCGAACGGGAGATCGAGATGGTTCGCCCGAACGTCATTATTGCCCTGGGCAACGTTGCAATGTGGGCATTGACAGGCAAGTGGGGGGTTACGACTTGGCGCTCAAGTTTGCTCGAGTGTGACTTGTCCTTGGCTCTCGACTACAAGCCAAAGGTTATCCCAACGTACAGCCCGACAATGGTGTTCCGGCAGTGGAGCCTTCGCCAGATCATGGTTCACGACCTGCGGCGGTGTAAGGTACAAGGTGAAAAGCGGGAGGTTTCCCCCCCGGATTACAAATTCATAATCCGCCCGAGTTACTCGACCGCGATTGACTACCTGCATATGCTAAGCAGGGCTGTCGAGTTGCAGCCAACACCGCTAGCAGTTGATATTGAAACTCGCTCAGGTCACACAGCATGTATTGGTGTTGCTTGGTCAACTACCGAAGCTATTTGCTTTCCAATCATGTGCGCTGAGCGGGTATCTGGGTACTGGTCAGAGGAGGAAGAAGCTAATATTTCCTATCTCTTATATAAACTACTAACGCACAAGAACTGCAAGGTAATCGGACAGAATTTTTCCTATGATGCGCAGTACTTTTTGCGCCATCTCCATTTTGTACCGAACTTGACGCGTGATACTATGCTTGCACAACACGTCTGCTTTTCAAATATGTCAAAGGGGTTAGATTTTCTCAGTTCGATGTACTGCGAGAATCATGTGTACTGGAAGGCCATGCACAAAGTAGATGTTGATGAAAAGGCAGGTGCCTGATGAGCTGCCTATACTGTCAAACCGAAAAGATAATGGCGCGCGGGATGTGCGGCAGGCATTACAAGCTCTGGTATCGTGACAGACCTCTAGACCAGCCACCAAGGGCTGAGGCAATACTGCCAAAAAGTCATCCAGTCTATAGGGCATGGACTAACATGAAAACTCGCTGCGACAACTCTAAAAGCACGCAGTGGAAATGGTACGGCGCCAGAGGCATTCATTACAGTGAAGTTTGGGAAAAGTTTGAAAATTTCTATGCTGATATGTTTGACTCTTGGGGGCCAGGTTTAATGCTGGATCGTAGAGACAATAGTAAGGGCTATGATTCCGATAACTGCCGTTGGGTAACCCCAAAGGTATCATCAAACAACCGTCGAGCAAGGGGTACCTCATGAAGAAAACATATACAGCAGATCAGAAGGATGACTTACTCTGGGAATACAACTGCCTAGATTGCATTAAGACCTTCGAGGTTGATAGGATCGAGCAGCGAAACATCGACCAGATGCAACTCCGTGAGGTCCACGACTTCCAGCAAGCCCTCTTCTGGCCAGTCCTCAAAACGATGGACAAGGGCATCCGGGTTGACACTGCCAAGCGTGGTCAGTTTGCCATGACCTTGATGGATGAAATCGCCAGCCGTGAGCAGTGGATGATCGATGTACTCGGCGAACCCTTGAACATCAAATCCCCTAAACAAATGCAGGAATTATTCTATGGAGCTCTCGCTCAAAAGCCAATTTTCGACCGCAAGACCGGAAGTGTTACGACAAACGATGAGGCACTTGGTCGAATTGCTGACCGTGAACCCCTCCTACGACCACTCGTCAAGAAAGTACAAGAGCTCCGCAGTCTTGGAGTTTTCCTGTCCACCTTCGTCAATGCTCCTCTTGATATTGATGGAAGAATGCGCTGCTCATTTAATATCGCAGGGACGGAGACCTATCGTTTCAGCTCATCCCAAAATGCTTTTGGGTCAGGACTTAACCTCCAAAATATCCCTAAAGGTGGAGGCGGGCCTGATGCTCTCCAGCTCCCAAACATTCGTTCTCTCTTCATACCCGACCCCGGATGCACCTTTTTCGACATTGACCTCTCTTCTGCTGACCTACGAATCGTAGTTTGGGAGTCCGATGAGCCGGAAATGAAAGCCATGCTGCGCGAAGGTGCAGACCCATACACTGAAATTGCTAAGGAATTTTACCATGACCCAACGATCTCGAAAAAGGATCCTCGCCGCCAGACGTTTAAGAGCTTTGCGCATGGAACGAATTATCTGGGCACTGCTAAGGGACTCGCTGAGCGTCTGGGGCTTTCAGTTAGTGAAGCCGAAAAGACCCAGAAGTGGTACTTCTCCCGTTTTCCTAAGATTAAAAAGTGGCAAGACGACCTTAAGGATCAAGTGGTCAAACGTCGGATGGTGCAAAACATCTTCGGCTATCGGTGTTACTTCTTCGACCGTATCGAAGGCACTATCTTCAATCAAGCGGCCGCGTGGATTCCACAGTCTACGGTAGCGTGCTTGATTAACCGGGCTTACGTTGCCATCGACCGAGACTTGCCACAGGTTGACATACTGCTGCAAGTGCATGACTCACTGGCTGGCCAGTTCCCAACCCACCTCGGCGACTGGATGACGAAGCAGATTGTCGCGAAGGCGGAGATTGCACTGCCCTATGATGATCCGCTGATTATCCCAGTTGGCGTTGTTACGTCGACTGAGAGTTGGGGAGGATGCAAGTGAGCCGTATCCACAAGGATTGGCTTGCCGGTTTCCTCGACTACACACAGTTCGGGGAGGCTCCCAAGCACATGTATTTCTGGTCAGGGGTTGCGGCGATTGCAGGAGCATTGCGGCGAAAGGTTTGGATTGACCAAGCCTACTTCCGCTGGTACTGCAACATGTATATCTGCCTCGTCGCACCTCCTGGCATTGTCAGCAAGTCCACCACGGCGGGCATTTCCATGAACCTATTGCGAAAAGTACCGGGCATCAAGTTCGGACCCGACGTAGTCACTTGGCCCGCCCTCGTCACGGCCTTTGCGGAGTCCACGGAAGGTTTCGAATACAACGGCATGATTCACCCAATGTCAGCAATGACACTCGAAAGCTCTGAATTCGGCAACCTACTCAACCCGCAGGACAAAGAGATGGTGGACTTGCTCGTTTCGCTCTGGGATGGCAAGCAGGGCACCTTCGAGAAAACCACTAAGCACTCCGGGAAGGATTCCGTTGAAAACCCTTGGATCAACCTAATCGCCTGCACAACTCCAGCGTGGATCGCAGGCAACTTCCCCGAGTACATGGTCGGTGGGGGGTTCACCTCCCGGACGATTTTTGTCTACGCTGACAAGAAGGAACAATATGTCGCCTATCCCGGGCTGAAAGTCCCCATCAATCTTGAGCAGCAAGCGGAAAGCTTAGTCGCTGACCTCACCCACATCAGCATGCTGGCCGGGGAATACAAGCTAACCGCTTCCGCAGTCGAGTGGGGAGAGGCGTGGTATAAGCAGCACTACTCCGTCCGGGCAGCTAACCTCGACCCTGACCGCTTTGGGGGATACATCGCGCGGAAGCAAACACATATCCATAAACTCGCAATGATACTATCCGCCAGCGAATCCGATTCAATGCTAATCGAACAGCATCACCTAGAGGTCGCCCACCAAATGATAACTGACCTCGAACCCGATATGCAGTTCGTATTCAGCAAGATCGGGCGGTCGGACGCCAGCATCCACGCGGAACGGTTAGTCGGGTTCCTCGAAGCTCGCGGGGAGGTGCCATTCCAGGATGCCTACCGCCATGTCCACTCCCACTTTTCCTCTATGAGGGACTTCGAGGATGTGCTGTCTGGGCTTGTCCGGGCTGGGTTTGTGGTGCTGGCTACGAAGAATGGAGTACCCTCGCTCAAGCCAGGCATCCCACTACCAACCGCCACGAATGGGGCTGGTGTGCGGATTTAGTCGCTACCCTGCCCGGCCGTTGCAAGCGCATTCACCCCAGCCGAAGTAGCCGCGGGGCGTAGCTTATTGACTACCCTGGCCGTGGCGGCTTTCTTAGCTCCTTTCGCAACTTCCTTTTCCAGTATTCCGGCAACCTGCTGTGGGTCGAGCATTTCATTTGCAATTTGAATAGCCAGTTTCCTGTCAATCTTTCCCTCCAACCTGCCAAGGATTGCATTGGCGACTGTCACAACACGGCTGAGTGGATTAGGTATCTTCCCACCACCTGTAGCCCCCGAGATCGACTGGCTGGCAACTTCCAGTGCATTCGGCCCAGCTTCCGTACCCTTTCTAGCAAGCAGTTCCTGTTTAGACATATTCGCTAAGTCTTGCCGAATTGCCTCAACCTTACTGAACTGCGCTGGGGTCAGAACCTCCGTAAGCTTTTCATATCGAGGTGCATTGTCCAGTGAGCGTCGGAGCGTACCAGGGGCATCTCTGACAGCTCCTGCAAACGACGCCGCCTTTTGATTTGCAGTCTCATCAAGTGGAGATACAAGTTTATCTTTAAGATATTGCCCAACTTCCATTTGATTAATTGGCTTGCTGTTAGCCGCGTGTGCAGCTCTTGCCAAGCCATACTTTGGGGAAAGTTGTTCGATAGTAGCTAGCAGATCAGTCTTCGTATCCCGCAAAGCTTGCAACTTTGAAGCACTGATTGGCGACCCATTTTTAGCCGCCGAGGATATTTGAGAGTCGAGCCCTTTCTTCAGCCAGTCTAGCCCCTCTAATTGCCCCAGACTGGAAAAGCGGATATTCTTCTCAAGTGCCAGCTCAGTTGCAATCTGCTTAGCATCCTGTATGGAAGGGCGCTCAAGCAGCAACTTGATTTGCGGTGCCAGAGCCTCAGCCATTGGCTGGTCAATACCCTCTGCAAAGGCATCCCCATAGAGTTTGGCAGAAGTTGCTTTTCGAGTAGCTTTTGCTGCGTCCAGTGCACCGGGAGCCCCGGCGACTGAGTCAATCTGAGCAACTCGCGCAGTATTTCTAGCGTCCGCTCGTGCAAGATAGTTAGTCGGGAGAATCTTTTCAGCACTAGCCTGCAGCGCACTGAACTCTGGCCGCCCGGCGCTAATCGCAGCTTCCCCTGCCGTCGGCAAGCTGCCTGGTACAACCGACTTGCTAGCCCGCAGTGCGTTGATAATCTCCTCCACCTTTGGCCCAGCGGCTTCCGCGTACGCCCGGCCTTTGATAGCGTCGGAGTTTACAAGCGGTTCGAGTAGTGTGCGGTAGGCCGATTGCCCGAGTTTAGCCGCGACCGGGCCTACCGCCGGGATGCCACCGCCGAGTGCTCCCCCAGCTATCGCTTGCGAAACCGTATTATCAACCCCCGGCGTGCTCGAGGGTGTAACGGCCCCGGAACCGACTCCAATAGCGGCACCCTGCCCAACACGCCCGGCATAGGTAGTAGCCGGGGCTACACCTTTCAGCGTCGCCGCCCCGGTAGCCGTCGACCCCACAAACCCGGCAATATCCGCTCCATTATCCCCGAGCGCAGCCATCCCACGTTTCTTTGCAGCCTCATACTCTCCGATCTTTTCAGCAAGATACTTACCAAGAACTGGGTTACTGTTCATTTTGCTGGCTATCCAATCCCCGACATTAGCCCCAACTTGCAAAGCCCCAACGACAGGAGAGGCCGCCCCGGCAAGTATGCGAGTGGCAGGCAGACCCGCTAGTATGTCTAAGTTGGAGGCCTTTTGAGGTGATGAGGGGGGAGCCTCAGTCGCAGGAGGCATGGCCGGCGTAGGTACACCAGAAGCCTTAGCCTCCAGTTCAGCCATTCGCCGAAGCGCTTGAAGTTCTTCACGTTGATCCATTATTTTTTAAACCTCGCTTTGAGGGTCGCCAATTCAGCAGCTTCCGCAGGAGTTAAGGCGCCTGAGGCAGGGGGAGCTGTCGAGGTTGGGGCAGAAGCAGCTTGCCCTGCACTGCCGCCCCCGCGCTTATAGTCATACGTCATGTCATAAGCTTCCTGTACCCGATCTCGCGACCCTTTCAGTTCGGTGATAACATCATCAAGAGCTCTCTTGAAACTTCCCACGGACTGCGTAGTATCCAGTGCTCCAAAGGCTTGCCGCAGATACTTACCCTCAACGTCTGAGATATTACCCAAAGCGCCCCCAGTTGGGGAGGCCGCCCGCATTTTAGCCAACTCTGAGAATCCTCCACGAGACAGGATCTTGTCGAGTTTGGCTCTAGCTTCCAGAGAGGTAGGTGTTACACTAGGGGTTCTGCCATAGACTACACCAGTGATGCCCTCAAGTCCTGGGTGGGCTTTGAGAGCTTCGAGGTCTTTCACAAGTTGATCCTGCGCCGCTAAAGTTTCCTTGACAGCTGCGGTGGCAGCTGGATACTTCGCTTCCCGCTTTTGAGCTTCCTTCGGGGAGAGCCCAGTACCATTAGCAATTTTCGCCTGCTCCTCCGCCAAGGCAATCCGGCGCTCGCCCTGATCAAGTCTCGCACCTGCCAGTCGTTCGCCTTGGGATAGGCGAGCTTCCATCAGTCGATTCGCTTCGGCTTGCCCTGGGGTCATTGTAACTTGACTAACAGACCCAGGGACAACTGTAGCTGGGCCCCCGAATGGGTTAGTAGCTATAATCTGCTGTGTACTCCCGAGGTTCTGGGAAGTAAGAGTCGGCTTCAATTCCCCCGCAGTAGCCCCAGACCCGGCAAGCATACTGCGCAACTGCTCTGGAGGAAGGCTGAGATATTGTTGAACCTTCGCGTCAGCTTGTTCCGGCGTCATAAGTCCCTGCAAGACCGCATCCTGCCCAAAGGCTCTGATATTTTCAGGTGAAGGATTTAAAGACAAGTCTCGGCGAGCTTGATTCTCAAAGTCACGTATCTTTTTCTGCTGGTCGAGTTGTGCTGTTCTTTGCGTTGTTCGGGCAGTGAGTGCATCTTGCTGCAACTTCCCGAATTCAAAGCCCATCTTGGGGTTAATACGGGTTACCTGAGAAAGGTAATCTGGGGCAGAGGGGTCGAGTTGCCGCAACTGATTCTGCTCCGAAACCGCCCGAGCATACTCCTGCATTTGCATTCGATGCAGTTCGTTCGCTTGCTGCCCCTGGGTAAGCTGCTGCATTTGAGCATACTGTGCGAAGGGATCGGGGGGTGCTTTAAACTGCCCACCTTGGGCGATTAGTGCATTGAGATCGGCCATATTTACCACCCATTAGATTGAATGAAAGTTCCCATAGGGTCAGACGAAGCATTTGCTGAGGTAAGCCGGGACTGCATTAACCAATTATTGAAATTACTTTGATTCTGGTAGGCGCTAGCTCCCGTGTTGAGAGCATTCGCTAAAGAGTTGGCTGTTCCAAGTTGCCCGGCAGCATTCGCCTGACCAGCCCCGATCAACCCAGCTGCCGCTGCATTCCCTGCACTCGCCAGGGTATTAGCCCCGTTTGTTCCGTAAGCACCCGCCGACGACCCCTGATTACTAGCCGCGGACTGCCCAGATGCCATCAAGTTGCCCAACGGCTGAAGTTGATTCGTGCGGTTAATCTGGTAGCGGTTAAAGGCATTACTATATTCCTGCGCCCCCATTTCTTGCCCGTACTGTGTAGCAGCTTTCAGAGCCCCTCCAGAGATCAGTCCCCCACGGGCAGCCGCTGCACGATCTAACCCCTTCAACCCTTCAGACAGCCGAAAGGAGTATCCAGGGTCTTGTTGAAAATCCTGCATGCTGAAGTCTTTGGAGTACTTTCCATAATCAGCGGCCTTTGCATTTCCCCCTAACCCCATTAACTCCATTAAGCGGTTTTGTCCAGTTAACCCCGCTTGGCGGTAGGGCTCTTGCAGTGCAACTTGCTTATCATACATCTCCTTCTGGAGTGCAAGGGATTCCCTAGCGGATTGCGCTTGCGCGGCCGCCGCATTGTTAGCTGCATCTGCTTGTGTAGAAGCCGCATCCGAGGAAGCTTTTGACGAGAGTAATCCACCTACAACAGCAGACCCAAGGATCGCCGCACCTGTTCCAATAGCCATGATTAAATCTCCTTCATGAATGTGCGCTCTGTCGGGCTATAGCCTGCACGATGATAAAGCTTTACCATAGACTCCACATGGGAATCTTCTAAAGCTATCATAAAGATAGCGTGGGCTTTCTGCATTATAGCCCACTGTTCGATTTGGTCAAACATTTTTGCCCCAGCTCCGGTGCCACGCGCTGCTGGGGTAAGCCACCACCAAAGTTCCTGAACAACTCGTGTGGAGGGGCTGAAGTAGATTCCGTACGCCAGTGCCCCCGCAATACCTATCAGTATGCCATCCTGCTCCGCAAGCCACATACCAACTTCCGAGTTCTGCAGTGCTGCCAAGTAGAAGCTAGAGTAACCCGCCTCATCAAATTTAATAGAGGTGCGAACTGGAGAGTTCTCATGAAACAGCCTTGCCTGCACTAGGTATGCAGGTAAATCTTCTGCCGTTGCTAGCCTGACCTGCATTATGTTACCTCTCGACCACTAGCCCGGATATTAATCGAAGTAGCCGTCCCTGCAATGGTGCTGATAAATCCCCCTGGGGCTAGGCTAGCCCCGACCAGTTCCGGGAAGGTGTAAACCTCGCCAGCCTGTAGCGACTTTGTCTTCGTTATCAGATTCTGGTTTCCCGCGGTATCCCCCAGCGTCACTAGATTCACTGAAATCGTCGCGGCACTTGCACTGTAATTCGTGGCTGTGATTTTATCAATGATGGCTGTAACGCCACTTGCGGTGTATTGCGTGGTCTGTGAAGCCTCCGCAATCTTCGCGGGGATGAGTACTTTTACAGTTACTGTCATGATGGTTCCTGGTTAGGTAAATGCGGTGATGAGCCCATCTTGGATGGTAATGGTTTTACCCACAAGTGAGGCTGTTGTCACTGTTCCTGTGTAGCCTGCGATTACTGGAGGCAACATGTCAACGGAGGGGTCTGGGATGGCAGGCTCATAACAAGGCTGTAGCTCTAAGGCTTGCAGCCTCTTACCCAGTTCCTCAGCTTGCTGTAATTGTTCTACCCAATTCAGTGCTAGGGCCTCTAACTGCTTCTGCAGTTCAGCAAATTGCTCTCCCTGCACAGGGGCGACTTCAGTGCCTTCTACCTGCTTTTGAGCTTCAGCAAACCGGGACTCTTGCGCAGTACCCGAATTCGGGGTGACAAGTATATCTTCAAGAGTCGGAACTTCTCGCCCGCTGCCAGTTAGTACAAAGAGGTTCAAAAGAAACCTGTACCACTCACGCGAGATTAATCCCGTTCGCTCATCAACAAAGGGGACACGAGGTGCTGGAATATTAGTAATATTCATGAGCTTGTTGGGCTTATCTGCAAAGTCGCACCGAGTAGGGTGGTCTTAACCGGGTCAGTGCCAGATACTTCATAGACACGGTCTCGGAGTTTCGTAGTCATACCAAGTCGACGCCAGATCACGCGACGGCCATACTCACCAACCCGTCCAAGCGACCGCCAGTGCTCGCCAGACCAGGTATGCCCACCGTCATCTGACCAGCGAAGCATCACCTCCGCATCTTCCCCTTGCCCAACTGCTAGCCCAACGCCAGCTTCGGCATCCAACTGCAAGCTGTGCTGGGCTGTGCGTTTCAGACTGTTCTGCCCAGTTGGGAGGGCTCGCCATGAACGCAGCCACTTTTGGATAGCACCGTTGTCGGTATAAACAGCGAGATCGAAAGCATAGAGGTTGCCATTCTCGAAGTCCCCTACTAGCGTAGTCCCCGCCAGATTGCATTGACAATTCGACCGGTGTCGGACAAATACTCCATTATCAAACCCTGCCCGTTCGTGCCAGACACCTGACGCTACATCGAACACCCAAGTGGCATCGGCGGTCGGGAAGATCAGCACATAGAACGCGTGACCTTCTTGCTGATAAGTATAGGCCACTGCGTCGGAGATGACGGAGTATTGCTGAATCGCGTACTCAAGTGCATGGGTAGAGACACGAATCCCAGTATAGCCGTTGTTCTTATAGACAATACCAGAGCCACGAGTGTCGGAACCTAGCCAGAATAACATGTTATCTAACTTAGCGACGGAGTAGGCCGCAGCTAAGCCAATTTCATTAAAGGCACCCTGGATTCGGGTGAAGGGAAAACTGGCAAGCGCAGCATCATACCAAACTTCAATTGTTGAAGTGCCGAATACCCACAGTTCTCGATGGTCAACGGCTACTGCCACGACATTATCCGGGGAACCCTCTGCACTGGCAAAGTCGAGCGGATCAATAGAAAGGCCATCGAGTAAGCTCGTAACCCACAAACGCTGGCTGCTCGGCTCGTTGAATACGAAGTAGCCGTCGAGGTACTGGACAGTGACTGCTCCAGGGTAATCAGGGTCAGTTATTGAGGCAAATACGGATGTTGCAGTATTATAAATGTAACCCGGGCCGTTGCAGGCAATAAACAACTGCGTACCATTGTCAGCAATAGATACTGGACCAGCCCCTGATACATCACCCAATTTGGTACTGACTCCAGCTAGGTAGCTGTACAACTCAGTACCCGAAACGACGTAGACTGTGTTATTCCCCGGCCCAGTTCGTGCCCACAGCCCGCGAATTGGACCTGAGCCGACTGTAGCTACAAGTCTAAGCCCAGGTGCCCGATTCAGAAACCCTGGCTCCTTTCCGCCTTCTGGAATTGCCTCGGGGAACAAGTTGACACAGCGATTCGCCGCGGCGTTGGGACTGCGGGCAACGTAGCTGGCACCGAGGAAGGGAGTTTTCATCAATAGTTCCCTGCATACACATTGAACCGCTGACGAGTAGCGACAATCGCGTAAGGCATAGACATTACATCGTCAGGGCTGTTGATGCGCTTGAGATTCCGCTTACTGGTCATTGCGATGCGCTTAACTTGAGGGGAGGGTTCGACACCGAACTCCGCTGCGATTTCGCAGGCAAGGTTGTACTTGAATGCACGGAGATAGCCAGGGGGAAAGGCCAGGTCTGTGGTGATCAAGGCCGGTTGGGTCAGCTCTTGCGCAGATACGAAGTGCCATTCGAGGTCACGCGTTGGCACTGGGTAGATGGTCAGCCGCACATCCGGGAATTCTTGGTTAACCCACAGCACTTGCGGATAGGTGCTCGTCACGGTCTTCACCGCGATGCCGGAATACTGCTGCTGGTTAATCTGCTTGATCCCGAAGGACACATTCGTACCAGGATCGCGGTAGTAGGTAGCATCATCCAGCAGGACTGGACGCAAGCCGACGAAGGTTCCAGTCGGGCCGAGGGTTTGCGAGGCACTCCCAGCTGGCCAGGTGAATACCTGATCCTGCGTGTTGAATACGGCGAGGCGCTCAGTACTCCACGAATCGATCATCTGGTTCAGAGCTGCCAACGAGTCCAGTACAGTATCGATGGAGGCAATCTCCCCCTCCGCCAGCATACCGATAAGACGAAGGGCCGCGTTGATCTGATCATTGGCAGTTGTTGTCATTACGGTGCCCTTTTAGCTAGTAAATCCCCGCGGATTATGGATTATTAATCCGCGGGAGAAACAGTCACTTACGCAACCAGTCCAAGCGCCTGTAACTTGGCTTCCGCCTCCGCCATACGCACCTGCAAGTTTTGGATAACATACAGGAGAGTAATGGCTTCGGCGGCTGTAGCCAGACCGTAGGGGAGGGTCGTGGTCAGCGCGGACAACGCGTAGTCGGGTGTACCCGCAGCGTCAGCAATTGTGACCGTAGTCAACTGTGTGGTCAGGGCGGCAGGTTTGGTAACTGGGGTAGTTCCGAAGAATCCCGCAGTTCCTCCAGCCTTCCCCATAATCGCCCCATCCAGTTGGGGGTCTTCGTAGGCAACGCCTACTGGTTTCGTGTTAGGCATGGCAACTCCTTAGGCCAAGCGGTACAGAGTCCAGGCTGCTGCCCCGGTCTTGCGAGCGCGGAAGCGGCCTGTCGTGCCTGCGGTAGCCCCGACAGTAGCCAAGCCGACCAGAGTCCAACCAGTCCCCACCGCCATCGTAATGATACCAGAGCCGGAGCCATCAACGTTGGTGACCGAGAAGTCGAAAGAGCTGTTCGTCTTGGCATTCACCAAGAGGGCCTCAGTCAACGCAACGGTAGGAAGGGTGTAAGTGGCAGCGGACGAGCCTGGGGAGCCAAGTACAATGCCTGTCACCAACTGCGCAATGGTCAGCGTCGCGGTAGATGTTGCAGTCGCTGGAGTGTTTTGGGTGCCAAGAACAACTTCATTGATATTGCCATCGCCAAGTTGACGACCACCACCGATAGAGGGAAGAGCCATGATTTAATTCCTTGAGAGTAAACGAAAAAAGGGAAGGGCCGAAGCCCCTCGTTTAGCCCCAGATGCGGCAGGCCATTTGCGGACGGATCGTGGAGTAACCGTACAGCACGTCAATCCGGCAAGGCATCCGGTCATTGTTGATATCGTACTGACGCACGATACGCAAGGAAATACCGTTGTGCACGGCGCGGCTGGCCATATCTACACCTTGCGGCAACAGCAAGTCGGCGGTAGCAAAGGTAATGGCATCCTTGTGGTAAGTTAAGTTTTGCGCGTAGGCAGTAGAGGCGGCACCCATAAAGGTTACAACAGCATTGGCTTGCGGGAGTACGTCCACAGTTGCCAGAGCGTGGGAGGCATCGTAGATTGGTGCGACAGTCACTGTCCAGTCACCCGCTACGGCAGTCGCATCGGCCAGGGCTACGAACTGATACAGGGAACCGGTCGTTTCGCGGGTCTGTGGATTCACAGCATACACGGCAGCAACGGTGAACACGTCACCTTGCTTGATGACGGTCGTTACGGAACCTTGCGTCAGCACGATGCTAGCTGCGCCTTGGCTGGAGATCGTAGTCTTCACCGTGGTAGCCGCGGAGGCACTGCGAGAACCAGTGGTATGCTGCTTGATCGACTGAGACATATTGATCTCATCGTAACCAAGCACGCCAGTCCCCATCATACCGCTGCGAAACTGCTTGCTGATCACGTCGGTCGGGCTAAACAAGCCCTTCATACCTTCGACCAGTGCGGCATTAGCAGCGGGGTTGACAGTGGCATAGCGCTCCCCCATGATGGCGGCGGCTTCGTTCAGCTTCTGCTGGGCTTGCAGCAGCACCAATGAGGTTGAAGGAGTCGTACCGGGGGTGCCAACGGAGGCGCCGATGGACTTGTAAGCATTCGCCACGTCTGCATCAATGCTGGAGGCCAGCTGGCTGATACGAGGTTTTAACACACGGTCTGCGAAGTCATCCAACTGCATAGTCAGCTCGGCAGAGGTAAAGTTCACACCGATGTGCTTCTGGCTGGTGACGGACAGGGTTGTGTACTGCTCATTATCATCCTGGACTTGCAGAGCCGCACCGTCAGTAACCAGCGCTCGGTCGGGCAGGCGAATGCGCAGGGTGGAGCCGATCTTGGCCCCTTGAACCGCGAAGGAGTCGTCGTACTGACGATTCACGTTGCGGGTGAGCACAAGGTTGTTCTCGAGAATTTCGAGAGCCTTGCGGGTGATCATATCGATCGTAAGAATGGAGTTTGGCATAGCTTCCTCAAAAAGTAAGATTAACGAACACGCTGTGCTTCCAGTTTCTTCATCTGCCGTGCCCG